GCAACTGTTAATGCTCGGTCTAAAGCCATACATGGGATTAGATACCAAGTGTTTATGTCGGCACAAAATATTGCCACTATATCGACTTTCGTGCAGTCAAGTGGTTGCTTTACTACCCGCCCAGTAGTAGTGGAAAATCTATACCTTTTGCATCCGTTTTTTCTTTCCCCTTTAGTTGACTTTTCAGACCCCTTAATTTGAACATTAAAATTTCTGCCCGCCGAATTTACGAGGATACAGTCAACTGGTAAATGGTCGCCTAGTGGGATGAAAACCTCCAGCCCATTCTTTAACGCTTCAGTAAAAAAAGTCTGCTCGTAAATGTAGCCTTTACGCTTCGTGTTCTTCGTCATCTTCGAGGTCCATGTCGCAATCAAATCCGACCACCTCTTCGTCCATCCACTCCTCTACATCTGTAAGAGCGATCTGTGCCATCTCCTGGTCATCAATGTCGCTCTCTTCGAGCCAGCGATTTAGCAAGGCCCGATGTTCGTTTTTAAATTGCTGATGGGGGGTCAGTTTCGGCATTGTCTAAACTTTCAATTATTCGTGTAAGTCCGGCAATCTCACCCGACAAACGGGCAAGTTTTTGCGGATTATCCACATGGGTATAGTCTTGGAAATCGACCAAGCACATATCCCGCTGTTCGCGGATAAATTCTTTAATGGTAAGCCATTCGGTTTGTTCGCCGAGGCCGTTTATTGCATCACCTAGTGTCATTTGCGGTTTTTTGCAGTCTTCGCCGCTTTTTTAAATGCACTGGCAGATGGTGCGCCTTTTGCTCCGGGCTTTCTCATTCGTTCCTTTGATCCAGCTTTTATGCGGGCTTTCTTCTTTGCGATATTTTTGTATAAGCTCATATTACCATTTCACTTTGTTAGCCCAATAGGCGGCTGATGTTTTTCCTCTTGCGATATTCTTTCCGTGACGGGCTTTAAACGATGCCCGTTTATTCTTCATTGCTGAACTCTCACCCTTTTTTGGTTTGCCCGCAGTCTTCGCACCCTGTTGGCCGAATCGAATCATTTTATCCTTACCATCATCTTTAACTAAAACCACATGGGATTTAGTCGGATGGTTTGGAGTTCGCTTGGGCTTTGAATATCCAGCAAATGTAACGCCTCGGTAAACCTTACTCACTTTTTCTTTTTCAGCTTTTTCTTCATTGCTGGACTCATTTTCTTACGAGCCATTGCTTTAGCTTTATTGGAAGGTCTTCCAACCTTCGATCCGTATGTTCCCTTACCATATGCCATAATATTTCCTTTTGTTAAGCGGCTACTGATGTACCTGGCACATTGCCGGGAGCAGTACCCAGCTGGCCAATTATTGCGTTTCTTTGTTGGGCTTGCATCATTTCGAGCTGTCCAGCATATGTCTGAAGCCTCTTGGCGAAGTTCTCGTCCTCTTGCATTCTTTGCTGAACATCTTGTGCCGGTATTTCGGGAGTACCTTCAAGGAACTCTCGAAGTTTTTGTAGGCGAAGCTGAGAATTAACCCCTTGTTGCGGCACATTGACAACTTGCCCCGATGCAATCTTGGCGATGTCTGCGGAGGTTTCCTGAATTTCCTTGTCAGTTGCTTCTTCGACTGGAGCGATCAATTGGCCGGCAAGATTTGGATCGATTGCTTCAATTACCTTGCGGAGATATACATCATATCGCCCAACCCCTTGCCGGTCGTACTGCGACATTAATTTACCAACTGTATCCAATTTCTGAAGAACCTTTTCCTCGTCTTGATTCATCGAGTTCCAAGTAATATTAAAATCGTAAACCTCCGCAGTCTCATCGAGCATCAACTGAGCGCCTTGCTCGTTATTCGTGACCCGAAACCAAATCTGTGGTCCGCCATAAGTTCTATCCAAGCACCATACCCGATTTAAAATCTGTTTGAATCCGTTAAGCCACTGATTAACCAAATGCTGGCGAATGCTGTTTGCCTCAACTGCGTCTTCGGCGGAGGTTGCTCGACCGGTTATCCTGTCTGCGAGTTGCCTGATTTGCATTTCGACTTCCATAGATGCCGGTGAATAGCGAGGGATTTCCATAAACCCAACTTCTCCCCTTCGGCGGACTGGAATCTGCGCACCTGGACCAATACGATCCGGCTTGCGGCCTTGCAAATGCTCCACTGGAGGTAATGTACTCATCGATGCACGATCACGCCGCGAATCCATTTCGGTCTTAACTGCAATCTGATAACTCTTTAAAAGTTCGGGGTAACCTCGGGAATCAAGTAAGCGGTGATTTAAGTTTTCGCGCGTTATGCAGACGAAGGGATATCTGCCCTCGTCATATTCCATCGGGCTATGGAAGCCATGCCCTTCCGCTTCATCCGCCCAGCAAGTAATCGTGCAAATAGGTACATCGTCTTCATCCAATTCCTTACGATAGGTCGTAATAACTCGAACCATGCCTTCGTAATCCTGTGTCCCGTAAAAGTTGCCACTATCGTATGACATGAGATCAGAACTGTAGCTCTCATCGGCATAAAAGCCTTTGCTGTTCTCCAGTACCTCTTCAATCCACTTTTTATCCCATCCCTCGTTGACCTTCTGCATGAGTGCCTCGGGAGAATAATAATGAATGCAGTGAATGCTCCTGGCAGATTCTAAATCGATTACATTAGAGTCGATGATTATTTCCCGACCTAATTCATAAGCCTTGATTGCTGGTCTGTTTACTACCGCTTTCTCAGTCGGGACTTTCGATACTCCTTTATTACGAAGTTCGTTAATAATCTTTCTGACTCTTCGCTTTTTAAGATTTGGGAATAACGGAAATAGCATATCCTCAACTCCCTCCTTCATCTCAGGGTCTTGGATCGCCATTGCCAGCTCGGGACTCATTTGAGCAATCTCTTCGAGGCTAATATCCTTAAATACTCGAGTGGTTTCCCTCTTCCAGTAAGTGCCGAAAAAAGTAATACCATTTTGCAGTAAATAGTTTGCTCCGATGGCAGCCTCCCTCGGGAGTTCCGTCATAGAGTTCATCCGCCACTTTAAAAATTCGCTTACCATCTTCGCACTGCCAATGTCTCCACTCTCCACGGGAGCGGCTACGAGGTTGGCCTGAGACAGAGATTGCGAAAGTAAAGCCACATCGCCATCGATCAGCGGGTTAACCAAGTTTGGATCTAAATCAGATGCCCCATCGAATGGAAATGCCTCCGGTCCGTTCTTCTTGCCTGACTCATCTTTGCCCGCCCACTCGTTAAATCGACACTCCCTCGCCTGTTCCGCTTTATCCATCCAAAACGAGAGATCCGCTTTCGCTGAATCAAACTCCTTCTTGATGGCATCAACATCCGGTCCTTTTTCGCTAAATTCCTGTATTTCCATTTTTGATCTCCAATTCTAACATTATTTTTTTAAGTTTTTTCAAAGCCTCTTTTTCGACCCTGTGTACTGCCACGATTGGCACTCCGATAAATTCGCTAATTTCCTTCAGCGTGAAATTGTTTGGCTCACGCCCCGCCTCAAATGCCGACAAGCCCTCCTCCACCACCATTTCCTGTAGCATGGCATCAATTCGCTTCTCCTGTTGGTCATGCGATTCGATACAGATCATCGTCTCCCTCGACTCTTTTGACATATACCTCCGATTTAACAGGGTGATTTTGCTCGGGACGCTTTACGCATCTTGCCACTCCTTCCCGATCCTCGAAGTAGATGAGCATAAGGCGGGGATTGGGGACGAGCTTGAGAACCCTCGCCTTTTCTATCTGTTTTGCCGGTAGTTTAGGCAGTTCCATATCGCCGTTTGAGTCCTCCGCCCAAATTTTCTGACAACTGGATCGGGGGATACCCACCGATTGGCTGACCTTCGGCCAACTCAACCCAGTCTTCCGTAAAATTACCACTTGGTCCCGCTTCATCGGGCTCCATTTTTTAGTTACTCCCATAATTAATACCCTCCTCCTCCAGTTGAAATTAACTCCTCCTTGCCGAAATACTCGAAGTTCCCCACCGCAAAATATCTAGCACAGTCTACAAAATCTTTTGGAGCGGCTTTTAAATCACCAGGGACATATGCTTGCAGACAACTTATGAGATTTTGACATTCATCCGAAAACATAAGTTTGGGCTTATTATCCAAATCCATCGGTTTATCGCGGTCCCATGCTAATAAATTATTGATAGCCTGTAATCCTGTCTCAATATCGAGTGCTTCTGCCGGCTGAACGATGATATCTTCATCCGATAGATCATCGATGATGTTAGAAGATCCTTCCGACTTTTGATAGCTTGCCGCCCCTAAACGGGGGTCGATTATGCGGATGACCTCACTATCCCCGCAAATTTTTTCCATCCTACGAATCTCATCGGCATAATCCTTGAGACCGTACCCGTTCGGTTGGGCGGCCTCGCCAGCAGACAGCTTATCCTTTGTCAGATCAATCCAACCGCCCCAAGTGTCGAAGTCAGGAAACTCTTTGACCGCCCAAGCGACTCCATGTGGATCGATTGCAAATAATACCATTGTCCAGGGCTTTGCTCCCGCCGGATCGATGGACATTACCCAATTTGCTTCCGAGAAATCGGGGAGTTTTTCGGGGGTGCAGAAGTTCTTGTCTGAGAGCGACGGGAAAATTGCCCTAGACTGCCTCACAGGCACTCCATAAGCCCGGCAGAGAATTGTTTCACGCTTCTCTCCCTCTAACT